ATAAATGCTCGACCTTGAGAAGGATGCAGATACTGAATGGCGTTATTGAGGTTTTCTACAATATCTTGAGGAGCTTTCTGTGTAGTTAGATATATAGTCTGTTTATCAAAGAATCGTGCGTGTCCATCCTTCTCTGTTGTCTTGGAATGTCCAAAAATATTCTCGAACACATTGAAAATGGCGTTCCCTGCCTCTTCTTTTAGTACTTTATAACGTTCGGTCTGATTGGTTTTATTAAAGATTAGAAGATGTTCATTTGAAGCTGGCTCTTTAAGAGAGTTCCAAACTAGATCTCCAATTACTGAATCAACCCCAGCATCTGCCTGATGTTGGGCATACAGTTCCTCTAGTTTTGCTGTTACTATTTCAGGGGTATTCTTAGGATCCAGACCTAACTTAAGCACTTCTTCCGTGATGATAGTGTTAGCTCTATCAAACAGAATTTTTGCATTTGTCTCCAGAAATGCTATATGACCATGCGTACTCGCAACCCCTCCGAATTCCTGCAACCTCGGAATAATTTCGTCTTCTGTAAGTTTTAGATACGCTAATCGTTTACCTTCTAGTTTACTTTCTTCGATCTGCTTCTTGGTATGATCTTTATAAATAGTCTCTACACTGCCAAAAGTTCTCCCTAAACTTTTTGTTACAGCATCTAGCTCTTCGGATTCTCTATAGCCCTCAACCGGAAGAACCGGACCCCTCTCTGTCTTAAGAGCATCGCTCACTGTAGACCCACCAGTAATTCTTGGGACTGCTCTTTCAGATCTACGTTGAGCCATTTTTATTATTCCTTGAGCTTCTTATTAGCCGAGTTTCTTGTTTGCCAACGAAGTATTGGCTTCCATATTCTTAAGCCCTATATACGTTGATGCTCCTCCTATCCCCGCTTCAGCTACTCCCATTATTTGCTCAGTGATTCCTACAGTTGGTAGCGAAGCAATTCTACTTGCGGTTCCCAAAGCAATCCTCTGGACAGCTTCTTTAGTATTCAAATGGGTTACATCCATTGTCTTTGCCAATGCCCACTCTGCATCCATAGCATCATTCTTTACTAGTCTCTCTGCATCAGTTCCCGGTGTTCCTAAGATATCTGAGAAGTTTGCTCTAACCGTTCCCAGAGCTTCTTGAGTAGCTTTCTTCCTTCCGAAAGTCTCTCTAGCAGTGTCTTGTAGATTTGTTATCCGCTCTATGAGTTGTGCGCCCATCTGAGCTTTAGCTTGTTTAACCATAGCTTCAGCATTCGCTTCTGAAGCTTTGTTGGTAGCTCTTGCAGACAGCAAACCTCCAGCTATTTGAGTCCCCGCCCCTCCTATCGCTATTGCTGCTGGATTACACATGATTAAATTCCTTTGACGTACTCATAGAAGTCAACTTCAGGATCATAGAATTTGAAGGGATCTCCAATACGTTTGAAGTCCATTAGTTTAAGCCACCGATGATGTTCTGTATTCCGACTATCTGTAAAACAATTAATATGATCAAACTTCAGGGAGTTTAACCACCAAGAAGATATCCGTAGGAATGCAGATCTGTGCTTCTGTAGCTGTGTGGTAGCAAGACACCATACTGTAGTGAGGTTTGGGCTTACTACATGGTTTCCCCATATGACCCACGGACCTTCCTTATGTACTCCTACCCATCCATTACATTCTACTGCTACCTGTAGTCCTTCTTTAGGATTCAACCCACTTGAGGCTTTGATCTCTTCCTTGTCTTCTGGTCTTAAGTTCTCAGCCATATATTCAACATCCTCCAAGCAGGCTTGCCGAACATGTCCCCCATTATCGACGATATGACTTGGGATTATAACGTGCATTCCATTCGGAACTGACAATGTGGTGCGGAAGGTGTGAATCATTGTGTATAACCAGTCTCATATCCTTTGCTGTAGCCCTAATTGGAACAGTAGTCACACCACTTTGCAATGAAGGTGTACCTATGGTTGTTCCTCCTAACTGATTATCCATTATGTATTCGTAAGGAATCGCTGTATAGGAGTTAGGATATACTTTAGCTTTATAATGTCCTGTTCTCTCATGATAAATGGAGAAGGTCTGTACTTGTAGTCGGGAACTTATATCAGGATTCTCTTCATATCTGCTCTTCATTACAGGTTTAGAGAATTCTAGTTGAGAATCATAGGATTCACCGATATAGAAACCATTAGTTGAGTAGTCTCCCTTGAGTACAACGGTACTGTCACTCGCAGAAACAATAGGGATCACTCGACCAACAGAAGCAGAATAGTCTTCTACTGCCTGCATTGAAGACCCCGATTCAATACTATAGGGAAGAGTTACAGTAGTCTCCCCATCATCATAAACATTCGTAGTATCAGATGAATGGATCCTACGATCTAGGGATGTTTTAAACTCACTTCCAGTGTCTAAGTCTCCAGCAGTTAGAACTAGTTCATATAGTTCAGGATAGGGAGTAGAAGAAATATTGTCCTGAGTGATTACATAGAGCCTATCCTTGAAAAAGGATGCTGCTATGATTTTAGAATTAAATTCCCATTTAGACCAAGAGCTTTGAACTTTATTTTCTCCATGCCAGAACCACTGATAATAATAAATAGTCGTTGCAGAAGTATCTGTAGTGCAGACCAATGAATCTGTTACAGGTGATACCGATAAGGAAGTGACTTCCCCTTCAATATAATGAGGAACATGACGAGTGTTCTCTATGACATAAGCCATTTGATCTGCGCGTATAAAGTATTCGGAAATACTGGAGAAGTCTCCACGCTTTGTAGCAAACGCAACAGCCGACCCTATATTTAGGGGTTGGGCAGTATCAGAAGATTCATATTTTGTAGTCTCTGTTAAGGATACAGAGGCAGGAGTTAAGGTAGAACCACTGGAGGTGAGTGTGTACTGCCCATCCTCTGTAAATCCTACCAGTTCATCTTGGAATACCCGTACTGAATGGAAATTACTAACATTAGAACCTGATGCAGCTACGTCTATTCTTGCATCGTCCAATGCTGTAGCCACTGTAATAGGCCAGAAGTTCATGAAGCTTGCTCTTTGAGATAAGACAAAGCTCTGATCTGAAGCAAACCCTAATGAATCTCTCCATTCAAACACATCATTAATAGTGGTTCCTATGAAAGTAGGATCAGCCGCACTAACATCATCTCCTACAATTCGATCTCCCCACTTTATTCCTATACCTGTTCCAGTAGCAGTCTCATAGGTAACACCACTTGCAGGTGCAAGAAAGAACATGTACCTATCATTCATCTTCTTAGAAGATCTAATAAGGATGTGGGGCATTGTGTCTGAATCTATCCTATATAGAAGAGGTTCCTTGTCTTCAGTATAAGGAGCGATATCCTCAATCCATTTTCCGGGCATCAAAGCCAAGCGTACAAATTGAGCAGGTTCATAATCTGTATCCCCAATCCATTTACCTCCTCCCGGATTGTCGGTATCAACATCCCCCTTTGCTGCAACAGTTCCTATGTTTACAGCAGACCCTGCCGCTTCCATTTCTGCATGAGTTGCATCCCAATCATAAGCATCTGAAGGATCAACGCTTAGTTCAATGGTATCCTTGTCTACAACTTGAACAAAGTAGCACTCATTATTTGTTAGTCCATCCACACTGAAACTGCTGGATTCTTTGTACTGAACTAACTCTCTCTCACCTCCTGCGTCATTAAGATCAGCAGGACTTCTTCGATCCATGAATGGATGCCCATGCACAGAGACTCTATCTGATACAGAATCAAAATCAGAAATGAATCCAACGAGTTCAGCAGGTTCTGAACTATTAAGCGCACCGTTGTTGGTCCCAAAACTTTCTATTATGTTATACCCATTCAGATCTAAGTCTTTTATATCCTCACTGTCTGGCACAAATGTAACCCAAAATCCTTGGTCGCTATCTTCAGTGGCTCCCGTAACTTTAATTTTCATGCCGGGAAATCCACGACTAGGAAGATCTGCTACACCAGAAACTGAATCTTTAATCGTAGCTATGTAAGTATCGGACCAGTCATGTCCACCACTGAGACTAAAATCCTCATGCGCACTTTCTATGTACAGGATGTTAGTGAAGTAACCGGCTTTCCAATCTTCAGCAATGTCTAACTCAGTGAATTTGTCATTTAATGCTTTTGCTAGTTTCTCAGCTACATGTGTTAGATCTAGTCGATCATCATCCTTCTGCTCCCAGTTAACAGTAATTGATCCTGCCCTTCCGTCCTGACCACCAGCAAAGGCCACAACGTCAACATTTGTAAGGTCGTTCTCTATCGCTGTGTTTCCAGACACACCCGTTGTTGCTTGTGTTAACGTCAGTACACCTGTATCCCTTTCTAAGGTAATAGTTCCGTTGTGTCCCTCTGTTGCGTCAATGCAGGCTTGTAATGAGCCTGCTTTGCCCGAAGCAGAACCCTCACAATTAAATTGATTTGCTGCCGTATCTTGAGCCGCTTTCCCAGTGTATGTAACACTCTGTCCAACAGCATCTGTTATTGTGATGGTTTCATCAATAGCAGGATCATCTGTAACAAAGGTTATTGTTCCTGTTGCTGCTACTGAGCCTGTCGGAGAATCACCCAGAGAGAAACCTCTACTTTCTAAAGTGATTCGATGTGACCTCTTACTCTTTGCCGATTTAATCCACACTAAACCTCTGTAGGGTCTGTTACTTGGAGCAGGGAAGTTGGGATTCATACGCACAATCTGATTACGATTAGTAATAAATGTGGTATCAGCGATAGTATGTAGTCTGAAAGCAGATAGAGGAGATAGGTACTTACCCGTATCTAGGGATTGAACTTCAAGTGATGCTCCGCTCTTATCTATTTTAAGATAAGAAGAATCTCCAGCAGGTAGGAACTGTCTATCTACAGTATGCTCTTCTCCTAGAAGATTAAAGACTCTTACTGAATCATCTTGGAGAACAACGATATACTTTTCAGCCTCATCTCTGTGGATCAGATGAATCTTTGCATTACTCCAATCTTCAGAAGAATCAGTCAACCTCTTTATAAATTCTGTAGGAGGACGTTTAGTAACTCCATCGACAAGGGAAGAAATGCAGTTTATTTGTTCAGTTACTTGATTAGGTAGTCGTAAAAGTTCAGACTGTTGGCTAACCCCATTAATCTGCATAGGGACTGTATCGCCAACCAGTCTACTCTTAGCCATAAGCTACCACCCCCTTTTTCTGAGAGAAGCAGACCTACGATACCTAACTAGATTGGCATCATTCGTATCTATCTCTTGAGATTTGAATGCATTCCAAGCATGGAGTTGATCCTCTTGTCCAAACTTGTGTGATACTTGTCCAGACTCTGTATCATCAGCCATACGAATACCTGCTGTAACAACGATATAGTTCTGTGCATGAGGGGGGAGTTCATCCCAAGGGACTAACCATGTTACAGTTGCTTCTATATCACCTGTTCCAAACTGATACGTTCTGTCATAACGGTTGTACAGAAAACTTCCTCTTATAACTACATCCAGTTTGGGGTAGCTAACCCTATCAATATCCACTGCTAGCATAGTAGAAGTTATTGCAATCTTTTCTGTACTAGAATCAGGAGTCAGTGGATAGCACTTATCAACATTAAAAGACCATCCTCTTAATTGGAGTTCTCTACTAGTATTACCTAGATGCCTAGTAGCCAGTCCAATATCAACAGAGTTATCTGTTAGGGAGTTTACTGGTGATTGTCCAATATTAGCTAGGACTGAATTAACCGCATCCAACTCAGTCATTCTTGCAGTTGGGTTAATTGAAGCCATCGCTAAACAACTCCTTAGAGGATAGAAAAAAAGTGGGATGACCCGATTAAGAGTCATCCCACCCAAGGAGACCACATCTTCCGAAGAAGAGGCAGCAGAGAACTAGGTATTAAGAACTCTTCAAGGCAAAGCAAGCCTCTTCACGAAGCACACCATGACCTACAGCCATCTTAGCAACCATCAAAGTTGCTTGCTTCTGAATCAAGTATTCATCTTCATACTTGAGATCCATTAGCTTAACTGTCCCCAAGCAAGTTGGGTGAAGAATCAAACCTTTGAAGTCCGAAGCATCAACGGCATACTTCGAGTTGGTTCCACCCGGATCAGTCGCAGGTACACCATCATCAAAGTCAGGCGCACCACTAGTCTGATGCTCCTCTAAAGCTGTACCGTTTACCGATACACCTGTTGCCGTTTTCAGATTTGTAGTCGGCAGGTTGTTGCTCTTGATGATGGGAATACCAGCAACCCGTGGGATGACACCAGCAGCGATACTGCCTTCACCACCATAGTCCCTATCTAGAGCTACAGACTGACTACTGTTGCCATTGATAAGAATGTAATACTCTTGAGGTTTAAGGATACACACCAAACCTTCAGTGGGTACATCGTATGTCTCAAGAGTTTCCAGTGCCTCATAGATACCATCCACAATAAGAGCGGGGGTATTCATAGCCGTCGCAGAAGTCTGTCGAGCAGAACCTGCCCATGCAGGAATGTTTGTACTCGAATCATTAAGACGGTCATACACAATGTTGGTGGCATTATAAGCCATTGCCATCAACTGCTTATCGTAAGCCTGTGCTAGTGCAGCACCCTGCTGTGCAGCATACATACCACGAACATCAAAGTGATTCATCAACTCGTCAATTTCTGCAACCTTGATATCACTCATCAAGACACGATCAACGGGAATGACTACTTCACTATGACGAACACGATCAGTACCATCAAGATCCGCATCACCGGGCTTGTGATAATGAGCAGTTGTCTTCCAGAACGTAGGAAATGTAGCTGACTTTCCATTCTCAATGCTTCGAGACTGGGTAAGTCCCGACATGATGTTATTCTCTTGGAAAGCAGCGACTACTTCCGTCAAATAAACTGTACGAAACAGTTCTACTTCCGATACTCCAGTTGCTCCATCCCATGCAGAGATAGAAGCAGTAGAGTTTTTCTGACCTAAGCGGTTAAATGCCATGATTGACATTCCTTTATTCTAAAGTGGAGTGACTTGAACACATCTACTGTAATACAGGGTATTCAACAGATAGAGTTGTCTGACGCATCAGGCTCTATTCACTGAAGTAGCCACAACCACAATAGCAAAAGACCTATAGAAGTTTCCCTCTATAGGTCCAGTTTATTTTAATTCTTGATTTCTCTTATAGTATCATTCAAGATAGCAATCTTATTCAGATCCTCTCGAACATACTCAGGTATGGGTTCATGACTTAGGATCCAATCCTTAGTAGGTTGACTAAACTCTATAGGTTCAATCCAAAGCAAAGCATGATCAAAGGCAGCAGTCCTACATCCTGTCGAGAATGTCCCTAGTATCATCAGGAGTAGGACGCTTAGAAATTTCACGATATATAGTCGCCCTTTTTATGGAGGTCTTCAAGGATACATTGTCTCGTTCTAATCTACCCTTTTGAACTAGAGTCCTATCTTTTAGATAAGCCATAACTCCGTCTACTACACCCAGAGCAAGAGAGATTAGTCTGATAATACTTATCATCTTTATGCTTGTCCATTATCACTAGGTTTAGAGGCAACCTCTACCTTCTTAGTGACTGCTTCTAGCTTATCTAAAGCAGGTCGCAAAGCTTCAAGAACCTTATCGTCCTTCTTGGTGGGTGTGATCTTTACCACAATGCACAACAAACCGTAGGCAGCAAGAAGTCCTTCGCAGATTTCAGCCCAATGTGAAAGCAACCATTCCATAGAGTGTCTCCTATTTACTTCGAGAGATGAAAGGCGATGAACCTACTCGTCGTTCCCATTGTTGTCGGTATGCAGGATCAGTCTCAAATCTTTTATCCTTTCGAGCTTCTACTGCTTGCTGCAAACTAGCAAAGGGTTTTACACCTGAACCTTGTTCGCTTGTGTTACCACTCAAAGATCTGATGGGTTCAGCACCAACTGCTTCTCTGTGTTTATTTACTAACTTCATAACTCCGACACGAACTTGATCTTTATCACCAGTCTCCAACATACTGTTTGTTTTCGCTATCTCTTCCTTAGACAGATTATTACTAGCCCAAGACATCACGCCTTGGTACGATTTCTCACCACCTGCCATTGCAAAGATCTCGTGATTGAAAGCTTCAGAATCAGCTTGTCGGTATGCAATGTACTTATCAACTTCTGTCTTATCTAACCCAAACTTGGATTTCAGTTCAACATAAGTCTCCTCTTTTAGCGAACTATCATTGTCTGAATATTCTTGTTCATATTTTCCAAGATCAAAAGAGTTGGATTCACTAGGGATATCTAATTGAGGAGATTCAGATTCAGGGGGTTCAGGACTACCTAATTTCTTTTCCAACTCAGAATAACTAGCAAGCAAAGAAGTCGAGTCTATCTCTCCCTTGTCACTATTCCAGAACTTATCTGGAACTCCTTCTGGTTTCTCTTGAACGTCATCTCTTATCTCTGAGAGGGAAAGAGATCCACCACCTACATCTCCACCACCCATTAGTTCTACTGATTCAGCCATTAGAGTGTACTCCTATGTTATCCTTCTGCTGTCTCTTCTACAGGAACTTCAGATTGATCTTCTTGCGGTTGTCTAGCCATTGCTCCCATTTGAGTAATAGCATTAGGTCCAAGTTTCTCAGTCATCTGAGCCATTTGGGCTTGATTCTCTTGTTCTTCAATCTCTGCATCAGTATAGAATATATCCATCTTATCTACACCATGAGCAGTAAAGATTTCATTCAATGCTCTCTTACTGTCAATGACTTTAGCCACTGCTTCTGGACCCAACAACTGCGTAGCTATACTTATAGCACTTGTTAAAGCATTCATTTCATGACCACGGTCTATTGCCTCAAAGCCAGTTACTATAAGCAGGTCTACAGTATCTGGTAATGGTTCTAGTATTCCCTTACTAGAAGCTCTATTAGTTAGTCTATTAGCTAGAGGTCTTTGAACCTCTGCTTCTAAATTACTATATGCACCTCCCAATGCATCCTGTAATTCCTGCATTACAGTACGGATCTCTTCCGCAGTTACTCGTTCAGCTTGACGTTGGACAGATGTATTAAGAAGGAATGCATAGCCTAATGATGCCCTTAGATCTCGTTGAGTTTCTAATGCTACTCTAAAGTCTACTTGTTTATTTGTCTTAAGTGTCCATAGATCTCCCTCTTCACCATCAAAGAACCCTCCGTTTCTAACCTCTTCCAGTTCTTTAGGGGAGGTCATTGCATTGGGGCGAACTCCAAACTTAGTCTGAGCAGCAATTAAAGATCCCTCAACCAAAGCTTCACTAAGGTCTTCACATACTGAGAGATCTCCAGCATACTCTTCCACATATCCTCTACCATAATCCTCTCCACTTATACGAATCATCCGCAAAGGAAACCATCTAGGATCATCTTCAGGATAGTCCCCCTCACTATCAGGAATCACAATCCCATCAATCTCTTGCCAAGAATACCACCTCTTTTTAGTCTCCCCCTTCTTTTGATTCTTATCTTGTTTTAGGCAAACGTATGTATAGAGTGTAGCTTCATCGTCTTTATCTCCCATCACATTAGATGCCACTTCGCCTTGCTTACTGCTAGCAATTAACTTTTGAACAACTTCGGGAAGAGTAGAAATGTTAACGCTTTCTTTTAAAATTATTTCTACTGGTTGTGCAGTATAGGGATCCCTTCTGCATACATAATGAGATAAAGGAAAGTACCTAGAAGGTCCATCATCTGGAACATGCAGCAGTACATTCCCAGATACCAATAAGTGTTTGAAGCACATGAACATGACAGGACGTAGTTGAGCATCGTCTGCTTGCCTTAACACATACCGTTCATGCAACATAAGCAAGCGTTCAACCCTGCTCTTCTCTTCTGCTCCACGATTCTTCAGTTCAAACTCTGAAGCAGGAGACATTCTGTATTGAAAGAATCCTCTTTGACTGGGTAGGGTCACTAGGAGGAACTTTGAGGAGAGATTGTTCACCCCTCTACTCCCGATAGATTGGTATGGATCTGGAATAGATTGTCCTCTATTGTCCCCCTCTGCTGGATAAAGATAGGGTATCGTTAGAGCAGCGATGTCTCTTGCTCTGGACAAATACGGACTTCTAATTGAAGACAATGCTTCATAACGTCCATGTAATGTACTGTCATTACTAGACTTATATGACATTGCCATTAGAAAGAATTCCTTAGATACTTGTTATGAGTAACTAATGCCAGCAGAAGTGACGGGAGTTGTTAAGCCAACGGTCAATGCTCTTCGACCTTTAATCTTTCGCCTCGTACCCTTTGCAGCCATAGCATCTGTTCCTATTTCAACTTCTCCGGGTTCGTCTACGGGGGGTACGTCCACTACTGGAGGTGGATCGGGTATCTTCGGTTTTGAGAAGCACATCATTAAACTCCTGATTACTCATGCCAGTATTTTGTTTATCGGATATCAGTTGAAGAAAGCTTATAACTTCAGACCATCCAGATCTAGTATACAATCTGGGCAAGTCCTCATTAGATCTGGGTGGACTTAAGTCAAACCTTTGGCTAAGACAATCAATTAATGCTTGACTCACAGGTGGAAATTCTAGTTTATCCATGATATTTTACCTGCTTAAAGGGGGGACATGTTGTTTCTTAGATTCTACATAAGCATAGAGTAGAATGGAATAGTTGATTATATCTAATATAGTATCTTTAAGAGTTTCATCTGAAACCTTAAAGTCCCCCTCTTTGCAGAAGGTAGATAGACGGGACATCTTATCTGTCATGCGTACTAAGAATCCTTTCTCAGTAGTCGTGATGCCCATGCTCTCTACCCTTGAAAAGTTCAAGAAGGGTAACTCCCTACTCTCTCCTCCAGAGTAATCATGGTTCTTTCTCGCCATCAACTCCTTAGCCTCTTTGGTTAGAGCATCATGTAGTTTCAATAGCTCATCACGATTCATCGTCGAAGATGCGCGGGTCGTTCTGGGGTCCATAGTGTTATCTCCTTGGTTTGGAATGAATAGTTCTCCGCTCTTAATATCCTTGCCACTCTGGCTTGGAGCAGAGCATCTTCCTCAGTCTTACCTGCCTTGAGATAGGCAGCAACTACATTGCACCATGCCATCTCTCCATGTAATTTAATCTTTCCAGCACCTACTGGTCCTATGCCGGGACATCCTTTATATCCATCAGTAGTATCTCCTATTAAAGTCTGACGTAAATGGTTTCTATCAGCCATAAACGGATCAATATAAATGATTCCATTATCAGGGTGATTAGGATTATAATGCTTACCCGGAATAGTCTGGAGGTCTTTGTCTACGGATACCATAATAGCATCTTCTGGTATTAAGTCTTTATTGGTAGCCAATATTCCTAGTATGTCATCTGCTTCAAGATTCCTAATGACATAGGTCTTATACTTTTT